GTCGAAGCATCCACCGCCGTTCCGATGCAGTTGCTTGCATGCTGCCCGGTGGGGAGCACGTGGGCTGCGCTGGCAAGGACCACGCCGTCGTAGCCCTGGATGATGGTGGTTGCGCCGAGGGGCATCGATGCGATGTCGTAGTCCTGCGTGTGGTACGCAGAGGCTTGGAGCCGCTTCGAGGCGTCCAGAATCTCCTTGTACTTGCAGTCCTCCATGGCCTCTTCTGCGATGGGCACTTCCTTGGCCATCGTGCGCGGCATGATGCGCTTGGTGCCGCCGATGATGATGGTGTCGGTACGCATTGCCTGTCCGGTCGGCTTCTCCGGGAGGAAGGTCGTTCCCGCCGTCTCCATGTAGTCCTGGTAGCCGTCCTCCATCGTGGTGATGGCGCAGATTTTGTTCTTGCCCACGCAGCACTGGTTCTTGGACAAGTCCTCGGTGGTGATGCCACTGAGGGTCTTCTTCATACCCTTCCAGATTGCGTTTTCTGTGACGAAGGTTGCCATGGCTTAAACGATGCCTCCGATTTCGTAGACGGTGAAGTGACCTTCCCAGTTCGCCTGGGTCGGGTCGTTCTGCATGCCGGAGAGTCCGACTTGCGGGATGTCGCGGAGGCGCAGTTGCCCCGTGCCGGTTGTGGACTGCCAACCATAGGTGCCGTCAGACGTTGGGCTGTAGGCGATGTGCCCGCTCTCGCCAGTGACCGTGCTTCCGGCATTGGCAATGAGGTCGATGCACTTGCCAATCTTGGCAGTGGCAGCCGTGCGCGTGGCTTCCGCCGTCGGAACGGTCAGCGCGAAGAGCTGGTCGAGAACCGGGATGCAGAGCAGGATGGACGCGAACGGGTTGTCCTTCGAGACGGTGCCCGTGTACGTGGTTGCGGCCGGCAGGTAGTTGCCCTTCCTCGGCACACTGTCATTGCCCAGGTAGTTGGCGACTGACACCACAACATGGGTAGGCGTAGCGTAGGTGCCACCTCCGCGCGTGCAGGGATAGACCGTGCCATCCGTGAGCTGCTGGATGAAGTCGCCAGAGAAGATGGCAAGCGTGTTGTTGCTCGCTACCAGAATCTCCTGAATGGGTGGAGTGTTGAGGCCGGGCGAGTTGAGCGATCCAACCCATCTGGCTCCTGTCTTGTAAAGGTTCGTGACTGTCATGCCTTCTTCTTTCCAGCTTACGCTGCGTTCGGTCCAGTGGTCGAATTCAGAGCGGGCTTACCGAGGGCATCAGTGAGGCCGTCGAGCCCTACTCCAGAGTTCCGCCGTTGCTCGTTGCCAACCAACGCCTGACGACGCATCTCATTTTGAGCATCCCAGTCCTCCTTGGACATCCAGAGAAGTACCTGGCCACGGAAAGAAACCGTGCCGTTCTTCTCATCGATCCTTCCGCCGACTAGGCGCTCGCGGTCCTTGCCGTTGCGCCCGTCAATCTTGTTCCACCCCGTATCGAGGTCGTACTGAAGTCCTTGGACCTCGTCGAGTGGGTTGGACAGCCGATAGGCTCGGTCCTTGTTCTCGGTTCCATGCTTCACCTGGCCGCTCTGGACCGGGTTGATGGGGCGGGGACGTGGGTCTGCTCGTTCGGTGCTCGTGTCGGACATTGGCGTTCACTCCTCCCTCGCGGGTTGAACGCTCGATTCCGCACGACGTGCGAGGGACGCCGGGAAGTGAGCAGCCTCGTCTCTTGCTCGGTTCCGCGCAGCGCGACGAGAACGCCGGGAAAGAGCCTTTTCATGATGGTGAACTAGGTGACTATTTTTGTCAAAAGAAAAGGCGCCACCTTTCGGAAGCGCCTCGTCTCGACTGTGCGTTCGTGTCCTACTTTTCCTCGAAGTAGTCCTTCCCCACGAACTTTGGCCACTCGATGTATGCCTGCTCTGGAGTGAGGTTACTGCCACTTCCCCAGGCCCGGGCAATCTTCTTCTCGTCGGAGGTGAGCTGGCGTCCGGTTCCACCGCGCGAGCCTTGCGAAGATGGCGGGGAACCGGCGAAACGACCACGCTGTGATTCTGATGGGGCCGGTCCTGCCTTGGGTTTGCGAATGCCCAGGCGCTCCGCAGCCTGGGTCATAGCCTTGCGGTGGAGCTCCATTTCATCGACTGTTCCGTCGCTTTCTGCCTGGAGGGTCAGGAAGATGCCCTTGGCCAGGTCTCGCGCCCGCTGTGGGGCAGCCATCATGTCCTTGAACTCGCGCTGGAACATCTCTGCAACTGGGTGCGGGGCAGGCGGGTTCGCGCGCGCGAACTGCTCCTGGGCGGCTTGGGCACGCGACTCTGCCACGAGGTTTGCCGACTCGAAGTCGAGCTTGTGGTACTCCTTCGTCAGCTTGTCGAGCTGGGTCGTGTCGGTCGCCGAGCGCATGAGCTGGGTGATTTCCCCCATACGCTCGCGCTTGGACATCCACTTCGACTCCAGCTCATTCGCTGGCGCCTGCTGCTGGGCTGGCGCCAGGCGCTGCTGGGCGAGTATCGGCATCATGCTCTGGAAGGTTTGAATCTGCTGCTGGAACGGGGCCACTGCCTCCTTGACCAGCCTTGCCGTATCCTCGGCCTGTTCACGCCTGCGCCGCTGCCGGTTGCTCTCCTTCGGGACAGACACCACCGGCTCGCCACCTTCGTCGGTGTGTACCTCCGGTGTGATTTGCTCGTCTGTGCCTTCCACTGGTTCGCGGTCGTCGTCGTTACTTTCCGCTGAATCTTCGCGTTGCTTGCTCATGGTTCACTCCTAGATGTCGTCGCCATTGGTTGTTGGATTGGCTCTGTCGCCATAGTCTGGGTCGAGGTAGCAGTTCAGTTTGCCATCGGCAACCCGTTGAAGAACATCCTCGTCCAGCACAATGTCTCCAACGTTGAGGAAGAACACCGTGATGTCGAGTCCAGCGCTTGTCTTTCCTACTACGAATCGGTATGGAAGATGTGGGGCCAGCCATACGATGTCACCGATCTGCATTCCGTGGTCGCACATGACTTTGAGAGACTGGATTCCGGCCGACACGATCACACCACGCGGGCTGCGGTACTCGTCGGACTGCTGGGTCGTGACTGGCTTGTAGATCATGGAATCCTTGCTGACCTTCTCGCCGGCAAGTTCTTCGTCTGGCACCTGGAACACAACAACCCTCTCAAACATGGCCTGGCCAGGCCATGGCTTGATGTCGAATTCCTGCATGCGCTTCCCGAGAAGATCGCTCATGGCTCCGCGTGAACGTGGCTTCTTGGTCTTCTTACTTGTCGCTGGCATAGGCGTCAGCTCCTTCCAGAATCTGGTTGAGCTTCTGAGCGGCTTGGAATCGCGCCACTGCAAATCGGATCGCGTCTCCCAGTTGCACGTTCGTGAGCGATATGCCTTCCACCGCTCTTGATTGGATACCGACCTGCGCCGCTTTGACCGCCTCTGCTACCCTTGCCTTCAGCGCGATGGTGCATGGATTGGCGAGCCACTCCTGCACTTGCTCAACGGTGAGCCCTGCGGTCTCCAAAGGCCCCTTTGGTTCTCTGATCTCTGCCATGGTTTCACTCCTTGGTTACGGATGCTGTGCCGCTACTGCTGGTGTTCCGACGGGTTGCCGTGACTGCGGCGGCACGGTCCCAGGTGTTGCTGTTGGTTGCCCCGTAGGTGCTGACGGATGAGGCATCTGTGGCGGTTGTCCAGGCGGTCCACCTGGCGGTGGTACTCCAGGTGCTCCAGGAGGAGGCGCTGCCTGGGCATTGATTTTGTCTTCGATTTCCTGGTCTGAGTAGACCAGACCCACAAGATCATTTAGGCCACGAGCCTTGAGGCAGTTTCGCGTGAGGGCTGCCATCATTTGTGGCTTACACACCATGGTCATGAGCTGGGGCGGAATCCCCTTGGTGACCATACCGAGGGCGTCGTCTGCTTCGGCGATGCGACTAGCTCGGCTGGAGAAGCTCAGGTCTGCCGAGAAGATGATGCCAAAACCACCCCGGTACATGTCTCGCCCAATACGAATCTGGGTCATCTGCTGAGTGGCAGGGTCGAGTACGTCCTTCAGGTGCTCGTCACTCTCGTACATGAAGTTCAGTAGGGCGTTGTTCTTGGCCACCTGGTCGAGGCACATGAGGAAGTTACTCGCGTACACCGTGAGCTGCTGCACTGCCTGCTCTACGCGCGTCGCCTGTCCCCGGAATGTCTCGTCGCCTTCCTTCTCGCCCGAGAGAACATCTGGAGCGCTGGAAAGGGCATCGGCGTCACTCATCTGCATCTGCACGCCAGTGAGGAGTTGGGTGTTCGCAGGTTGCGAGGTGAAGCGAACGATGGCCTTGTCAAGTTGGTCAGGTGGAACGCCACGAACGCGCTCGAAGGTGCCAGGGTCGATGGTCTTTACGCCAGGGTCGAGCTTGAGGCTCTCGTGGATGATGCCACGGTCGCTATTGGCAAGCGTGGCCTGGTCGATGAACTGGTTCAGGAGAATCTGTGCTGCCTTCTGGTGAGGTTCGAGTAGCATGCCTACCCCGATGCCGTGGGAGCCATCCGGGTTCTCGATGCACACCCCGTGGGAGAAGCGCTCGATGATCTTCTGTTTGCACGGGTTCGGCGGGATAGGCATTCCCGTTGTCTCGTCGTGCTTCATCCACTGTGGGGCAACTGGGGATTGCGGGCGGTCCATCTCAACCTGCTGGGCAATCATCCGAGACTCTTCCTGGTCGACGTCTGGCTGTTGGATGCGTGCGAGAAGCTCTTGCTCCTTCTGCATGGCCGTCTGGTACTGGCCAATTGCAGCTAGGTACTGGTCATGCTCGGAAGATTGCTGCTGAAAGCGGGATGAGTCCTCCGGGTCATCGTAGTAGCGGCTGTAGAGCCCGATGAGCGTCATCGTCTTGGGGTGCAACACGGCCCGAAAGGGCATCTCCTCGTCCTGGCCGGGCAGCTTCGACCAACCGTGATACTCGAAGAGGTAGTAGGGAGCATCGGAGATGTGCTCGTTTCGGTCCTTGCCCTCGTACTTGTCAGTGGCGTCCTTGATTACCTGCTCGTGCTCGGTGTCGTGGGAGCCTTCCTCGACGACAACCTTGTCCACCTGGGCGTAGAAGCCCATGGACTGCATCTTTTCCAGGTCGCGCTTGTACTGGAAGAGAACCTTCGTCTTCCTTGGCACGTCACTCAGGTCGGCGGCGGCCGACTTGCGCGTGTAGGGGTAGACGAATTCGTCCGGGCTCAGGTGTTCGTGCCGATTGACGTTCTTTTCGAGGTCTCGATACGAATCGAAGATGCAATCGCCATCCCGAAAGAATTCCACGAGGGCACGGAACACATGGCGCGCGAACTCAGGGATTTCGCTGCGGAATTGCCAGTTTTCGTGCTTGGTCAGGAACTCGGCGCGCTGCTGGTCGACGCTGGAGCTGACCTGCACCGAAAAAATGGGCTGGCCCTGCTTGAAAATCTCGGCGTAGACCCTGGACGCGAGCCGCAGGATGCGCGACGAGATGATGGGGACGTGCATGTTGGCGCAATTGCGGAAAGGCTCGTGCTTTTCCTTCAAGTCTCCGAGGTAGAGAGCAAGGCGCTCCTTGCGCTTGCCCATCCAGTCCTTGCGTGCTTCCCAGTCCTCGTTGAAGTGGTCGACGATTTGCTTGGGAAGCGTCTTCTCGACGTAGTCCTTGTACTTTGGGTCCGCCTTGGCCTGCTCAAGCAGGAACGGAACCAGATTCACGGCGTCGTCGGGCAGGTCAAGCGCTGGGTCGACTGGGTTCTGCGTCTGGGCAGGCTCGACGGCTTCGTTATCTGGGACCGCTTCTCCAAGTTCTTCGGCCGGATCCTGTGGCGGTAGCTCTTCAGTTGGCTTCATGATCCATATCCCCCCAGCGCTCTTGTCCCGTGGCGCTTCTTTTCGTCTTCAAAGTAGTCGTCGTCATCGTCGCCCCCTCTACCACTATCACGTTTCTCGGCCTTTGAGAGCGAGTACATGCAGGCGTACATCACGGTTTCGAGCCAGTGGCCGTTGTCGTCTTTCAGGGGCAGCTCGGGCTCGTTCGGGTCCACCTTGATGAGCGGCATAATGCGCCGGAGCTGGGTGCAGTTCTCGAACACCATGAACGCTGGGTGGGCACCTGGCCGAGAAGGCACGTCCTTGAGGCGGCGAAGCATCTCAGCCGTCGAGGCTGCTCTGTTCTTGGTGCTCTTCGACCAGTAGACACCCTCGGCAGCCATGCAGTCTTCGATGGTAGGGCCAGTGCTGCCCATGCGCTGACAGATTTGGTAGTCGGCTGGCCCGGTCAGCTTCGAGCACTTTCTGCGCTCGTCCCACTCGCCGTGCTCCTGCTCAACCTTCTTGATGGCCAAGGCCACGAGTTGGGCGTCCTTGCGGTCCTTCTCGGACTTCAGCTCGTGGTTGTAGGTGACCTCGCGGTAGAAGATGATGTCGTCGTCCTCGTTCTTGGCGAACCAAAGAGTTGGGCAAGCCTTCTTGTAGCCCCAGTCCATCGCCCTCGCTCGTGGCCAGTGGTTCGGGATGCCGTTGGAGTAGGCGCATTCCTGGCAAGTGGTCTTCCCGTGCCGGCAAGTGAACGGCTTCACGACATGGACAGTGGGCATCCACTCATACTCGAAGAACGAGCCAGCTACGAAGTTCCAGTTTCCGAAAAGGCGAGCCTCCATGATGTGGCGAGGCTGCGAGCGCAGGTCAATCTCGGTCTGGCGAGCAGAGGCTTTGTCTGGGTTGTCCGAAAGGAACGCCGGGAAGAAGATGCGGCGCCGCTTCTCGACCGTCCCATCGGTCATGTCCATGGTCTCGACGAGCATCTTGCGCCCCTCTGGAGCAGGGTCCACGAATCGCTTCTTGACCCACACGCCCTCGGCCGGAGCATCTGGGTTTGTGGCCAGCACCACGCGCCTCTTTGCGCTCAGTATCGTATCTGAACAGCGCAACCTGTTCCTGATTTGGTTGTACTGGTTCTCGGTGAACTGAATCGCCTCATCGAACGCAATGTGGCTGTACTCGTTGGTGTCGTACTGCCGCCAATCATCATCGTTCTGGCAGTGGCCGAACTGCCACTTGTACCCACATCCGAACGTGAGGATGTAGTCTTCTGCCGACCAATGAACCTCGGGGTCCACGTACTCTGCAATTGCTCGGCAGCGCTCGATGGTCTGGGTGAGCATCTTGTACGTGCGGCGCAGGTGAAGCGCCCATCCCTGTGACTTGAAGGTCTCCCCGCGCTCGATGGCCGAGATGTACCGCGAGAATTCCCCGGGTGACCCGTTCCAGTCGTAGAGCTGGGTCATGATGACATCCCAGCGCAGGAACCACGTCTTTCCACAGTTCTGGGTGCCGCCGTACAGAATCTCGCGAGCGTCACAGTAGTGCGCCTCCCGCTGCACGTCCCCGGGCACGTAGAGTGCGACTTGGTTCATCCCTTGACCGCCACGTCGACGTCCTCGTACTTCTTCTGCACGAACACGTTCACGATGGCCTGGGCAATCGCCGGAGACGCCACGCCCTTGAGCCCTGAAATCTTCTGCGCCGTCTCGATGCGCTTGAAGTGCTCCACCATGTAGAGCGGAGCGTTCCTGGCCGACTTCATCGCGTCGCAGTGGATGTTCCACATGGAATCCGACATCCCAGGTGGCCGAATGAGCCCGCCAGTCTCGGGGTCGCGAGGAATGTTGAAGGTCTCATCCGCGATGGCAACCACGTCCACCGACTTCGCCACGAGCTGTCCAAACTTCTGGACAAGCTGCTGCTCGGGTAGGGCCAACTCCTCAGCCATGGCTCATGGTATCACCTACGCCGCCCTCCCTGCAAGTACCCCCATAGCCCAAAGCTACGCGAACGGCTAAGGACTTGGTAGAGGAAAAGTTCCGGAGGTGGCTATAGGGGCAGATTCGACGGGGGTGCTCCCGACCCGGTACCCCCTATCCCGTTCCTGATGCCTTGGCTGCCTGTCTCTTGGGCGCGCCCCTGCTCCCGCAGCCTGGCTCGCATGCGTTTGCGCACGGCCCTGTCCACCTGGGCATGCAGGAGGAGGTCCACCAGCCTGATAGCAGTCACCATCGAGACGTAGAGAGGCTGGTTGATGCCCGTTCCGTTCCTGTCCGCCATGCCCAGTACTGGGCACTTGACCGGCTCCCTGCCCATCTGTCGAAGCCAGCGCAGCACTGTCACTCTGCCGACGCCGAGCACCTTGGCCACCGAGTTCACCCTTATCAGTCCTACCAGCATCCCGGCAGGATACCATGAATGACGCGGTTGTTTTGTTTCTAAATGCGGGGGTATGTTAACAGAGTGCGCGTCATTGACATGACTCGTAATATCTACACACTTTGTCGATTAATTGCCTGGTGCGTTGGAGCGGGGCTAAAAGCGCTCGCCAGAGGAGGAGCATTCAATCGGAGTCATTCGTCCCCGATTGCCAGCCATCCCTATCATATCCAATACTTACGCCTCGTATAAGGTGGGGACAGTCTGTCATGCTCCGGAACTGACCGGATTGACCTGGTCACCGGAGCCCACCGGACCGGACCGGACCGGATGCACCTTGTCTCGTACTGTGTCTCTGTACCCTGTCCTCATCATGCTCTGGTGTCTCCTGCTTGTGGTGAAGGGCTGTCTTGGGCTTGTAGCGTGTCGGGGCGGCGTGGCTTCTGGCCTGCTATCCGGTGGCCTGGGTTTGACGTCGCTCGGGCTTGCCTTCTTCGGCGCACCCTACGTGGTGACATTCCTTGTCCAGCCTCGCAATCCTTGCATCCGCATTCCCCAGTCATTCCGCCCACTTGCGGAACGTGCCGTTTCTGGTCACTTTCATGGGTGACAATCCTTGTCAGTTGGCGCTTTCCACGCTGTGAAACCCTAGGCTTTACGCCATTTTGTGGGGTCCAGGGGAGTGGCATGGGGGCTGCATTACCTATCACCATGCGAACGACGGAAGACAGGCTGACGGCTCTAATCGCGATTGCTCTCATGCTCTCGGGCTGCTCGATGGCCTTCTACGTCGCTCGCATGCTGGAGGTGCTCTAATGCTTCCCACGTCCTACACGGTTCGCGTCGTCAATGAGGCGCTCGGGAAGGACCATTTCACCGGTTCCTTTGACTCCATCGCCAACGCTCTCACCTACGCTGAGAAGCAAGCGCAGCGCTCGCGTTCGTTCGTTACCTTCCAGGTGTGGTGCGGGACTCCTAGAAATCCTCTGAACTCTTCTAGCAACACGGTCAGGGGGCAGTCCTAATGCCTTCCACCTACGGCGCTCGTCACGGCCTTGTAGGCTATGACCGCTTCCGCACTGGCCTTTGCTTCGCCACAGTCTCGCAGATGCTCCGTGTTGAGTCTGACGATCCTTCCGACTGGCGACAGAAGAGCCGCGGATGCGTTCTCGGGCTCTGGCACTCCCTCAAGATGGCTCTCTATGGCCAGTCGGTGGACTCGATGCTTGGTGGCCCTAGCGTTCGCAAGATTCAGACAGGATGGAACGAGCTCGTCGAAAAGCCGGTTTACGGTTTCGTCACCTCGGGAGACGTCCGCAGCGTTCGCCTTGTCGACACCAATAGCGCCGTCGGCTGCTTCGTCATCATCCACGAGAGCACCCAAGATGCCGGCCAGTGGCAGGCGAGCCGCTTTGACAACTTCGGAGCCGTCGGCCACTCCACCCACAAGACGCTTGCCGATGCCCTCGACGACTACGATTTACGCCAATGCCACGAAGTGGCAGAGGTTCTTTAGCAATGACAACCACCACGGAGGACACCATGACGACGCAAGCGACCGGATACGTAGCGTGCAATCCTAGCGACGGCGACACCCTGGCCGAGGTCGAGCACGGAGAGATTCGCGCCACCAGCGAGCAGGCCCAGGCGGATGCGCGTGCAGCGGGGCTCGAAGGCGTCCGCTACGTCCACACCGATGGCTACCTGTACGTAGACCGCCCCGAGGAGTAGCACACGATTTACGACAATGCCACGAAGTGGCAGAGGTTCTGTAGCCAACAACGCACCCAAGGAGACCCAATGAAACTCGTACTTGCACAAGCCATCATCCTCGCTCTGACCCTCGCCACCTCTTTCGCCCACGCTGAAGGCAAGGTCGTTGCCCGCAAAGACCTCCCGGCCGCCGTTGCTGGCGATGCCAAGAAGGCTCCCAAGTTCCCAGGCATCCCCTCTTGTGCCAAGGGCCGCTTGGTCACCACTGAGTGGCCGGCGAGCGTCGACAAGACAGACCACAAGTGCGCCGATTCTTCCACCCTGTACGTCTGCGCCGCGTTCGGGAAGCTCTCGATCCGCTGCGAGTAATACCATGAAGATCACAAAGGACTTTCCCGGCCTCGTAGATGAATTATGGTGCTTCCGATTCATAGGCTCAATCGAGACTGAGGAATCACTAGAGATCGATCTCGGCAGTAAGTGGCTGATCGTTTCTGGATCCGTGAAGGCTGGCGAGGGCATCAAGGCTGGCATGGGCATCAAGGCTGGCGAGGGCATCAAGGCTGGCTGGGGCATCAAGGCTGGCGAGGGCATCAAGGCTGGCTGGGGCATCAAGGCTGGCTGGGGCATCAAGGCTGGCGAGGGCATCAAGGCTGGCTGGGGCA